CATTCATAGTATCTAAGGCTACGCTTATTTTTAAACTCTGATATTATTTCAAACTTAAAAGCTCTCTTACCTAATTTTTTTATATCTTCTAATAAGTGTTTAGAAGAACCCATATATACTTTCCAATTTGTTTGTCGTGTTCTCTTTGTCTTTGAGTAATGCCAGTATTGTTTACATCCTATGTAAGCTTTCTTTGTTTTTTTATTTGTAATGACATAGACAAAACCAAACATATTTTCTACATTTGGATTCTTCTTATACTTCCAATGGGATCTCACCAAGCATTTACCTCTGGCACATCAGGGGTCTTCGCTACGCTGGTAAGATATCTCTTTCCATTTGCATATTGAAACACTCTTAATCCTTTACCTCCATTTATATCAGACCAACATTCTTTTTTATGCCGACAATATAAACAACCTGTTGCTAATTTATAATTACCAGACTTACCATCGGGTACTGGATCATAACATCTATTAGGCATTGTAGGGTTATTAACTATTTCTTTTAATGCTTTAACTCTACTCCCCGCATTAATCATCTCCATTGAATGCACAGGAGCTAGGCATATCTTACCAGTAGATTTATCTATAACAAGGAAGGCCGCTTTATCTACATTATTAGCTTCAGCATAAGCAGATATCTGAGCGATATAGCCAAAAGGATCATCGTTAACTAGATTATTAGAATTAAACTTTTCAAAACTCCTACCAGAAGCAGACTTACAATCCACAAGAACCCCATCAATCATTGCATCTTGATGTCCTAATACACCTTCTACTGATACCTCTGCTTGCTGTGCCTCTACAGTATGACCAGCTACTTCAGCACATAGTAAAAGTAATTCTTCAAGGATGTAGCCATATAAGAATTTAATACGTGTACTTGGGGGTAGTTGCTCTTCTGTAGTTTCAGTATTGACATCATACCATAGTTGTCTGTCTGGCTTACCAATACCAGATAACCTAAGATTACCACTATCTCTTGGTTTACTATACATAAATTCTTTAATATGAATTTTAATCATATCTCCAAACTTATCTATAAGATCATCTACTTCTTTCTCATCTCTTTCTATAGGAGAAAGATTAAAAAGATCATAGATATCTTTTACTAATGTTTCTATATTTTTCATAAAGAATAGAGAGGAGTGCTTTTAAACACCCCTCCCTCCTTTCTTATTATTAAAAGGGTACGTTACTTTCTTCCTGATTTACATAACCGCCTTCGACTACATCAAAGTCATCGGTGTTGTACTCAACAAGATCTAATACCTGAACACCTTGCAAGTATCCTTTTACTCCTCCACCAAATTGATCATATGGTTTAGGAAAGTAACTGGCATTAACTTTGGAACCATTTCCAACACGTTTATCAGTTGGAAAAGGATTGCGTTGAGAATCCGTTACCTTCATGGGCCTGAAAGTTCCTTCTTGAGTTCTTGCATACTGCTTCAGTGTTACAAAGTCACCTCGTTCATCTCCTTTGTTTTTAAGAGTGAGGCCGTCAGCTTCAGCAATCTTTTTATTGGTAGCATCAAGATTGCAAATCTCAACAGTCCATTCACCATCGGGGTTAAATTTAGTATTCGGCGTCATGATATGCGCCCAATAAGCTTCACCAGAAATAATACTCATACTTAATTCTCCTTTTGTTAATAACGATTGATAATAACGTGTTGTCTACTACTACAACAAAAGCATTTTAACACAACTGTAATCACTTGTCAATGGGTTTCTGCCCATGTTTTACCAACTTTATAATCACAGTCTAGATCACATTGAACACTAAGAGTTCTCTGTGTTTGTCTCATGGCCTCTTTTGTAATACGACAGAACCTCTCTATATCAGGTACTGCCACTTCAAACTGGTATTCATCGTGAATAGAGGCCACCAGTTTAACATTCATCTCATATTTATAAACACGCTCCATGATATGAACAAGCCATTGCTTACATATGATTGCACCAGCACCCTGCAATAGTGTGTTAAGTGCTGAGTGTTCTGATCTTATTTGCAAAAGCCTACCATCTAATCCTTGTATAGTCTTATGTTTGCTAACCCTCTTTTGAACATTTTCTCTAAGTCTTTTTAAGGCTGGCATATTACTAAGAAACTTTTTAATTAAAGCTTGCCCTGCTCCTGCTCCTTTACCAACAATCTTACCAATCTTAGCTGGACCTGCACCGTAGAGAAAAGCATAGATAAAAGTTTTAGCTTGATCTCTAGTCTTTAATCCTGCAGCTTCTTGATTAGCTGTATGCACATCACCACTCAGTACTTCATTAGTAAACTCAGGGTCATTCATGTAGTGTGCCAAGCATCTTAGTTCAAGACCGCTGGCATCCACACCTACCAAGCGATATTTAGAAACATCATCAACCGTCCAGAGTCCACGACATTCTCTGCCGTAAGGACTATAGACAGCGGGAACTTGTGCCATATTAGGTACTGCATGTGCCATCCTTCCAGTTATAGTACGTAGTGTCAGTACTTTACCATGCACTCTATCACTATCTGTACATTCTTTTATCCAAGATTTAAGAAGCCCTGTTCTTTTTTGTAAAAGAAAATATCTGTTAAACATCTCTGCTTCAGGCATTTTAATTTTAGAAAGAACAGCTTCATTAATTATAATGTTATCTTTCTCTGTTTTTAATTTAGGTTTCCAGCCCCTCTGTTCTAATCTTTCTGCAATTTGTTTACGACTAGCTATATTAAAAGGTATATACTTAGTCTTTGTTTTTAACTCAACCTTAGTTGGCTCAAACATCTCTAATGATTTACGTTCAAGCGCATCTTGTTCATCTGTTAATTCAGCAAGAAGTCCTATAGCTTTATCTATATTAAAAGCAAAACCATTTTCTTGTTGTTGATCTATGATGCCCCTTACTTTTCTTTCAAGGTCATAGGATTCTTTTGAGAAATCTTTTCCCTCTTCTTGTAATTCAAGAGCAACCCTCCTCGTAAGTTCCGTATCACGTTTACAATACTCCAGCATGTCTTCGTTGTATTCTTCAAACTCATTGAAATCTCCTTTGTTGTACCCCAACCTTTCACCCCATGCTGATAAGGAGTGTCCCCCATCTCTAACAGGATTATATAAATAAGACTCAAGTAATGTATCCCTTATTTGATTTGGTTTTATATTAGAACCTGTAAGTTTATTCAATACAGGAGCATCAAAACTAATACCGTTGTGCATAATGAATTGATCTATATTCTTAGACCAAGATGCAAATTGCTTACACTCCTCACCTACCCATGTAATAGCTGGGCCAGTAAGAGGATCAGCTACAATACAATGTATCTTTGTTGGAGTTAAACTATCTGTTTCAATATCAACGACAGCGGTTAACATTATTCTACCTCAATAAGACAAGCATCCTCTACTTTAATGTGGAAGAACTTCTCACCTTCTCTGATGTTTCTATTAGACACTTCTTTTACCTCACAGTTAAGTAAAATATTTGCGTCAATATGCCACGCCTGTTTGCAATCATTACGCCACACTATGAATGTGAAGAGTGCATCAGGGTATTGCTCCTTCCACTTAGTTAGTAAGCGGTTCTTACGGTAAGGTATTCGTATCTCTTTCCAGCTAGGATTCCACTCACCTTTCCAAGCATACTTTACCTCTACTTCATAAAGGTGGTGGGTTGATTCTTCTGCCTTACAAACAATATCAAAGTCTTTTCTCTCTGTTGTATCTACAGTGGTGTAGTTCATATCTTTGATGTGCTTCAAGGTAGCGGCCTTCGCATCTCTATCTGCTACTTCATATAAAGCTTTATCAAATTGTTTGCGTTTGCCCATCGTAGCCATTATTCATTCTCCATAAAAGGGTTATCAATTTGTGTCATTCTACCAGAATCTTTATCATAATGCAAGTAGCAAGCGACACCTGTATCACCAGTGTACCTGTTCTTGAGAACACGTATCGTAGTTGTGTTAGCTTCTACGTCATCCTCTGCTTGCTGGTTACGCTCCAAGGCTACAACGCTATCACTTAGATGTGCAATAGAGGCAGAGCCACGTAGATGCGACAATGATACCTCACGCCCATCCTCATGCCCACGATCACCACTTGGCCTTCGTAGGTGGCTCACCAGTAGCAGGGCTATGCCTGTCTCCTCTACTAAAGACCGTAGCTTGGTCATTAAGATATCTATAGACTTACGTTCATCGCCATTATCTTCCTGACCCGATACTAAGATACTAAGGTGATCTAAAAATATCCACTTACATTCTAATGCCTTTGCCATATACCTAACACGATCAAGGATCTCATCATTAGAGATAGAACCAAAGTGATCAAAGGCAAAGAACCTACCAGTATTAATAGTCTTCGATTGAAATTTTCTTAACTCATCCATAGAAAATTCATCACGTATCTCTTTAATGTATAGCCTTGCGTTAGCTTCAACACTCATAATGTTTAATGCAGTATTACGTACACTTTCTTCTAGCGCAAGCACACCAATATTATCTTTAGCATTGCCCATTATATGATGCATAAGCTCTCGCATGATGCTCGACTTACCCATGCCAGCACCACTGGTAAAGCACACAAGCTCTCCTGTCCTTATGCCATAGGTCTTATCGTTAAGACCAGACCAAGGATAGAGACATGTCTCGTAGTGAGACTCATCGTAAAGAGTATCTCCTAACTCTGCGAGATTTAAAATACCTGCTGGAGTATAGTGAGCCGCTGCCCAAAAGTCATTATAAAATTCTTTAGACTTACCTAACTTTAGATACTCATTAGCATCCTTGTGATGGAGAGTTGCTATCTTACATTTATGAGGTTCAAACAATGCTGCAACTTCTACGGCTGCTTGCTTACCTTGCTCATCATTATCAAAACATAATGTAATGGTAGCAAACGTATTAAGATATTCAAAAGCCTGTTTACAGTTTTTAACTGCTGCTTTTGCTCCATTCTTTATAGACACATAAGGATACTTTGATCCCATCATTTGATAAGCTGACATAGCATCAAGCTCTCCCTCACAAACAGTAACCATCTTACCACCTGCAGGGAAAAGGTTCTGACCAAACAACATAGAGTTTTCCATGTTCCCTTCGGACCAAAACTTTTTATTCTGTGTCTCTCTTATCTTATTACACACATGGTTTCCATCACTATCATAGTAAGGATAGATGTGGTGAGATATTACTGAGCCTGACATTTTAGTTTTAACATTATAAAACTTAGCTGTATCAAGACTTATTTTTCTATCGGTAAGGGCAGCTACCCTTCCCTCTGTAGTTCCTCCAATAGGGCGTTGCATAGGCACTACCTCTGCTTCTACTTCTTCTATTCCATTCTTAAAGTGTGTGTCGCAACTAAAGCAATGTGAGTACCCGTCAGAGTGTTGGACATTCGCATCACTTGAATTGCATTTAGGACATGGGCCTCTCTTGCCCCAACCTTTTGTCTGCATGATTTGTTCCCCTTTCGATGCAGTAAGTTTTGTTGATGTTAGTTTTTAATATATAACATAAATTACTTCTGTTGTCTAGCTCTTCTTTTGCCTCACGTTTTGATTTAAAAGAACATACTAAGTTATTGGTATCAATATGTTTTATATTCCACATTAATATTTCCAATCAATTTCAAGCCAATCATTTTTATCAACAGATGTCATACAATTATCACAGGTCATAGCAGCCC